TTCCATAAATAAATTGACCAGAGGTTAAAACTGTAAGAGTAGCAGAACCATTTATAGACGCTATTCCAGCTTTAATACCACCTGCTAAAGATGAGTAAGGTGATGATGAATATGAACTTATGCCAAACATTATTTATCCTTTAGGATTATCTGACTTTACTTGTGCTATTGCATCTGCCCATGTTGTAGTTCCATTAACACCATCATGATATTGCATATCAAATTGATCTCCTGTGGATGGATAAGCTGCTACTCTTGCGCCCTTCCATGCGTTAGCTTCTGCTTCTACATGAGATGCTAATTCTTCTGCTGTCCAATCTACCACTTCTGTAGTTGTTGTTCCATCTGAATGATGGGTTACTATTGTGTTTTTTTCTGCTGCCATTTTATTGCTCCTAGTTAATTATTTAAGTCCATAAAGTTTTATTGTGCCTAAATTAAAAGTTTGCCCACCATCAAAATTAAAAGTTATATCTGTTGTTGCTGTGTCTATTCCTGTATTAACACCTACTCCTGCATTAACTGTTACAAATGTAGGATTAACAAAAGTTGAACTATCTGGCATACCATTTGCTCTATTAGATGAATGTACTCCAGTAGTTAAATCATGTAATAATGTTATATAAGTAGATGTTCCAGACCCTCCAGAAGCCATTGCAATTGTAGTTTCAGTGTTACCTGTTTCTTTCCACCTTAATACTCCAGCATCTGTTGTGTTACCTACACTATAAGCAGTTAATAAAAGCACTTTATAACTAGATAAATCTATTGTACCTGTACTAATAGAAGTGCCTGAAGTTGTATTTACTGTGGCAATAAGGTCTGTTCCTCCACCAGCTGGTGTTGCCCAAGCATTATCACCTCTTAAAAAAGTAGATGAACTTGCAGTACCAGTAGCCGTTAAATCGGCTAACACAATAACATTATCTTGTACTAAACTTACCCCTGTTGTTCCATTAATTGTTGTAGCCATTAGTTAGTTTCCCAAGTTAAAGTTTCTTCATTCCATGTATATTCTAGTCCATCATTAGGATAAGGTGTTGGTGCTTCCCATAACCATGATGTATTATTTAAAGTCCATGATGGATAAGGTTGTGGTGCATAAAAAGCATCGTTAGTTTCATCATAAGTATGTCCAATACCAGCATAGTTTTTTCTAAAGTTATTGTTATATGAAGTCTGTACCCATACTGATTCAGTGTCATTATTTAGATTTTGTATAAAAGATAACCCTAATGATTCTTGTTCTACATTATTATTATCTAAAAGAACCTCATTATTAACTACTATAACTTGATCTACTAATCCGTTTTCTATTTTTGCAAAATGTGCCATTGTTTATCCTTGTTAAGTAACATATGTTCCTGAACCTGTAAATTTTATTATAGTATTATCGCCTGATGTTGTAACTGTCGGACTTCCTGTAGTTGTTCCAGTGTAATGAGTAGTTGGTAAACTTAAAATTGTTATCCCAGAACCACCATCACCACCACCTGCGGCTTGTATATTACCATATCCACCACCACCTGAACCTGTATTAACTGTAGCATCACCACCACCTGTACTCGCAGAAGTAGAGCCACCTAAACCACCACCGCCAGAACCGCCTGCACCACCAGAGCCAGTATAAGCACCACCACCACCGCCACCAGCATATGTTACTGAAGCACCAGTAATAGAGGAAGCACCACCTGCACCACCAGTACCACCATTTGAAGCGTCTGCATTACCACCTACAGCACCTTTACCTCCACCACCGCCACCATTATAAGATGTTCCTTCAAAACCTGCACCACCATTATTACCTTGACCACCTGTACCAGTTCCTACAGAACCATTCCTAGAAGCTCCGCCACCAGAACCACCAGCTAAACCAGCTCCATTAGGATTTGCTCCACCTGCTCCACCACCTGTAGAACTAATAGATGAAATTCCTGTTATTGTAGTAACAGACCCACTTGTTCCTGGACCTTCAGTTACATCAACTGCTCCAGGACCACCAGCTCCCACAGTAACTGTTAAGGTAACACCTGTGCTTGCTTCTGCCCATGTGCTTGTAAGTACCCCACCTGCACCACCGCCACCAGAACTTCTTGAACCTCCACCACCGCCGCCTGCAACTGATAGATATTCTATATCATAAGGAACAATAGGGGATGTACCTTGTAACATTCTAAAGCTAGTAAACATTAAGCGTATCCAGTCCCTGCTTGATTAGCATACCAATTAGTACCATCTGATACAAATACATAAATATCAATACCTGAACCTAGAGTTGGAGCTGCACCACCATTCCATTTAATAGTGCCTGCCCAAGTAATACTTGTAGCAGTTGCGTGAACGATAGTAAATGATTTACCTGAAGTAGCTGATGGCATTGTAATTGTCATTGTTCCAGAGCAAGAATATAATGTACCATCATCACTTAAATTAGGTGTAAACGAGGCAGACTTGGTTGTCTTGGTTTCAGTAATTGCCTCTAAAGTAATGTTACCTGTAAGAGTGCCTCCATTTGTAGTAAATAGTGTTCCTGTACTTGCAGGCAATGTTAAAGTATTAGTTCCTGATACTGCTGGAGCTGATACTGTTATTACTCCACTCGTATCACCTGTTAATTTTATACTAGCCATATTTTTTCCTATTTAAGTCCATATATTAAGATTTGTCCACGATTAAATGTTTGTCCAGCTACTGTACTAAAAGTTATACTTGTTGTTGCTTGATCAATAGCTGTATTAGTTCCACATCCACCTGTACCTGCTTGTAAATCTAAATTAGCATTAGTATTAGTAGCGGTATACGAATTAGGATTAATTGCTGTAACCCCAGTAATTAAATTGTGATTAAGAACTGCATAAACTGGAACACTTGAAGTAAGATTACTATAAGCAACCTTAGAGTATGTTCCACCAGTTTCTTTCCATTGAAATAAAGAACCTCCTGCTGCTGCTCCTACATCTGAAACATATACCATTATAGTATGATAACTAGATAAATTTAAACTACCTGCAACTGCTTCTGTTCCTGATGTTGTAGCTACTGTAGATAGTAATGTCATACCACCACTAGTAATTCCTGTTAAAGCAGAACCATCACCAGTAACTGCTGTTGCTGCTAAAGTTCCTGCTACTGTAGCACCAGAGCTATTAACTGTTAATTTAGTTGTACCTGCATTTTGTATTTCTACAATACCAGAAGTATCTGATGTTAGTTTTAAGCCTGCACTTGTATCTGCATTTATTATTGTCGCCATATTATACTACCACCCAATTTGAGCCACTAGGGACTGTTACTGTAATACCACTTGCTACAGTAATTGGTCCTGCTGACATTCCGTTATGATTAGTTTCAAGCGTTATACTTGTTCCTACTGTGTTTGAATTTTGATATATACCATTAGATGCTAGAAGTTGTGGAGCAGTTCCATTATTGTTTAAATCTTGTACCACAGCTTTAGTAGCAGGGTATGTACAGAACACTTCACTTTCACCAGAGAGTGTAATTTTAGAACCACTGTTGCTAGATTCTATAACTGTATCTCTAGATAATGTAGTACCAGATAAAGTATAAGTACCTCTGCCTGTTTCCCAGTTATCACCACTTACAATTGTGTAGTAGGTAGTGTTTGTATTACCAATCAAGCTAAATGCTTGGAATCCATCAGAAGCACCTGCAAGCGTAACTGTACCTGTACCAGTTGTTGTAGTCGTTTCCTTGACTCTGTCTTTAAATACAAGTGCCATGATTAATCCTCTATGCTAATGTTACTGATAGGTTACCAGTAGTGATCTTAAATATATCTCCAGCATCAATTGTTTTAGTTGCATCTAGAGCTGCATGATACATTAAGTTACCTGTGCCTGATGCTGCACTATGTAAACCAATCCATCCTACTGTTCCAAAGCCTGAACCTGTTGCTGTTAACCAAGTTGCATCTGCGTCTGAAAGAACAACGCCTGAAGTACCAGAAGCTGTTGCAAAAGAAGAAGCGACTCTAGCGTAAGCTGTACCTGATGCTGAAACTTCTGTACCTGTTTCTGCGTCAGTTGGGTCTGATGTCCATAAAGAAATATATGGGTTATTTACTGCTGTGTATGATGTTCCATTTAGTGTTGCGTTTAGAAGAGAAACTTCTAAAATGTTTGACATATTAGCCATTATTATTTACCTCGTAGTTAAAGTTATTGACATTGGATGAGCTGGAAATTCCCCCTCATCGTCTGATTTAGTTAAAGAGTTCACACCTCTGTCGTACATTGCTGACCAAGTTGCCAACCTCTCGTCATTCATCAAGAAAGGCTCTGCTTCACCAAGTGCCGCATAAAGCAGTAAATCAGGTGTGTTTGCTAACCAGAGGTTTGATGAAACTGTTGAACTCATATATGGTGGTTTCACATAATAGAGCATTTGTAATATATCTGTTGAAGAGCCAATCGGAGCAAATCTAAATTCACTACCTAATGCAGTATAGAAAGTAGGTAGGCCTGATGTTAATGCCCTTGCATTTCTAAAGAAATTACTAGGTGATTGGAAAGTAACAG